CCCAAGCACGCCCAGCCTCATAGGCGACGGCGGCTCGCCACGGCTTCAGGCGCTTGCACTGGTCGAACATCACCGTCCGACCGTTCCGCAGGCGCACCAAGCGCTTGCTTCCCTGCGGTGCTGCCATGCCCGGAACGGTGAACTCGATCAGGCGTTCGTTCATAGGTCAGGAGTCTTTGCTTGAGCTCGTTGCACCCGCGCATGAGAAACGCCATCTCGTTGCGCAGGTAAATGATTTCATCGCGTGCCTCGGCCAAGATCGGGCTGACGAACGGCTGGACATCAATGCGGTCGATGATGTCCTCGTCAGTCTCTGGCATCACGTGTCCCTGTGCATGTATCGCAGTGTGTCCTGATGCTTGGTCATCAGATCCTGTAACGCGATCCGCGCCCGCATATGCGCTGCACGCAGATCCTCAATGCGTTGCTCGAGCAGGCTTGCCTGTAGCGTCCGCAAAGCCAAGGCAGTACGGCACTCTCGCACCAACGTGACACCGTCCAGGTCCGGCGCGTTTCCGGCGAGGTACGAATCAATCCGGCGCATCAGGTCGTCGTGCATCATCGTCCTCAATGATAGTGGTGCGCCAGATAGCGATTTGCATTGGTGCGCTAACTCGAACCTTGGTCGCCTTCTTGCTGCTTGGTCTGAACACGGCGACAACCTTGTCCTCCAGCGTCAGGATGGCGGACTCGCCACCCTTCAGCGTCAGGACCACGGTGCCAAAGTCAGCCGGTATGCGTGTCTGCCTCAAGGTCATGTTGTGCCTCCTTGCACGTGTTCGGTCCAAAGCAATCCCAGCCGCGCTCTAGCGCGACACTATTTGCCGTTCTAAACATTCCCGCATCTCGGAATAGATCGGTTTGAAATACATGACACACCTCCCGCCTTGCCTCATCGCGTTCGGCAGCAATCACTCCACATTCAACGCGGAGCATGGAGGATTCAGTTTCAGCCTTCCGTAGTTCGCCCTGCATTTCGTCGCGCTCGGCGCGGAGACGGTCGATAGTGTTGGCTGCTTCGTCCGCGATCAGACTCATGCAGTCGCGGCGGAGTCGTGTCGTAATGTCATCACTCACGGCTGTCATCCTTCCTCCAGAACACACGATTGAACTCCTTTCGTATCTTGTCGCAGATGTTCGACCGCTCGTCAAACATTTCGTGAGTGTTTCCATGTCCATCGACAACTTTGTCGTAGTTGCACAGAACTCCCTCCACGATTGCCATAGTGCGGTTCAGCACCTTGTTCCTTGCGAATCCGTCACGCTCTCCCATGTCGCGCTTGGTGAGCCAGTCCGCATATTCGGAGCACTGTTGTTCGTCTCGGTCGTTGACACGTCGTAGCAGTCGAAGCATGCGTTCTTCGCCAGGCATATCCATGCTGGCTCGCAATTCCTCAATCTCGCCGATGGCCTCTGTCGCAATGCTGTTGACCTCGGTGTATTCGCCAACGCCCAACAACTCGGCCAGTGCCGCGATTGGTTCCTTGGTTTCGTTTGCCATGTGGTTCCTCAGAACGGGATGTCGGTATCGGGGAGCGGACGGTGATTGGCCTGCTTGGCCGGCGCTGCTGGTGCATCCTCGCGCTCACGCGGAGCGCTGAACTTCAGCGAAAGCATCTCGGTCCCCTTGCTCGTGGTCTTCGTCCAAGCCGCGATCTCCATCACGACTCCGTTCACCATGCAGTTACCGCGCCAATCGGGCTGTCGGTCGTGCTGCTTGCGGTTCTGGAAGATTGCTCCGGTGTCGGGTTTCGGTTCGTAGCTCATGTGTGCTCCTTCTGGTTAGGGGTCTGACTCTCATACGCGGCGATACGCTCGCCGATCCATGCCATGCAGTTGCAGGCCATTGAGTTCCCGAGTGCCTTGTATCTCGGCCCGTCTGGACATTGATCTGCCGCCTTGCCGCGCCAAGGGATCAGCGTCCAATCGTCTGGGAATCCTTGAAGTCTCTCGCATTCGCGTGGGGTAAGCCGGCGCACAGTCATGCTTGCGGCATGCACGGCGGCAACTTGCTGAGTGACTTCGGAGCTTTGCGGACTGCGGCTTGGATCGTTTCCTGCCGTGATGGTGGGCGAAACACAACACGCCACCGCTGGCGGAGACGGAATGCCAAGTCCGCTACCCACCTTGACGGCAGGAGACACTTCGGGATGTTGATTCACGCCGTGCGTTCCGCCCGTGCTGTAGAAGGCGTGAGCTACCGCGACCGTAGTCGCCCTCGTATCGCCTTGGTCGAACAGCGAAAGCTTCGGGTTGACCTGGCCGTCCACCCATGTCTCATCGTCGCTCGTTGACTGGGCTCGCTTCGCCTTCGTGAACGGGACGGGCTGCGTGATCACCGGGTGATTCATCTCGTGGAACCCGCTCGCGCCCTGCGAAGCTCGCAGCGCGGCGACGGCATCATCCTGCTGCAAGCCATCGCGGTCGTTCTGCCATCGGTAGGCGGTCGGCTGCAAGACCGCAAACATCCTTTCCTTGTCAGGCATCCGATCATCGCAGCCCTTGCGAGTCAGGGTTGCTGCGACCTGTTCTCCGTTCCAGTAGCAACCGCCTCGAGCGCCGCCTTCAGCATCGGCGGCAAAGCCTTTCCCCTTCGCTCGGCGCGAGCGCAGATACCCCTGCAAGCCCTCGGCGAGAGCGAGTACTTCTCCGGGAGCGGCCCAGTCTCCAAGACATCCGACAACGAACACACGTCGCCTGCGCTGCGGGACGGCTCGGGGCCATCTCCCCACTCGGATGTACTGAGCGTCAAGCACCCGATAGGCCCACCCATACCCGAGTTGCCCCAACGCCCCGAGGAAGGTTCCAAAGTCCCGTCCTCCGTTGCTCGACAGAACGCCGGGGACATTTTCCCATACGAGCCATCTCGGGCGCAGTCGATCAGCGATTGCCAGGTAGGTGAGCATGAGGTTTCCGCGTGGGTCGGCGAGTCCTTGTCGCAACCCCGCGACTGAATATGACTGGCATGGCGTTCCGCCCACGAGAAGGTCGATTGATCCGGGTCGAAGTGGCCATTGCTCATGCTGCGTCATGTCTCCGAAGTTGGGAATGTTGGGGAAGCGATGCGCTAGCACCGCCGCCGGGAAGGGTTCGATCTCCGAGAAGCCAACTGGCTCCCAACCGAGGTGATGCCACGCAACGCTCGCGGCCTCAATGCCGCTACACACGCTCAGGTACCGCATCGTGCGTACTCCTGCGCAGCTTTCGTCGCGTAGCCGTCCGTGGCTCTACGGCGCTTCCCAGTTGCGCCCCGTGGCCCTCCGTTGTGAATGCGTGCCACCGTGTCAATCGACCAGTCCTGCGCGTAGCGCGAGAGGTAGGCGATGACAACGCGCTTGGCGTATTCGGGGTCGGTGACATCGGTGTACGGGCGCGAACGAAGCGACTTGTCGTACTCGCAGGCGTCCTTCCAGTACACCTCCCAGATCTGGAAACGACCGAGCGCCTTCCCGTTGTCACCGACAGCGCGGTCAGGCTGACGCTCGCCGCCTGTTTCGACGGCTGCGATGGCGGTCAGGATGCGGTTGACATCCGTGCCGGCAGGCGGAGGCACGACCAGCACGGCGGCAATGATGGCTGCGATCATCGGGTACCCCTCGGTTGTTCACGCATCAGTTCCTTCTCGCACCCGTGCGCGTCGAACGCCGCCGTGATGCCGGCAGGCAGGTCAGGCATGTGCATCTGATGGCCGTTGACGAGAACGCCCTCAAGCGTCCAGGTCCACAGTTTCCACGCGGTGGACGGGTACGAGTTACCGTGCTGGTCAAAGTCCTCGTACGACTCCTCGCTCCAGTGCGCGGTGAGAACGCCAACAACGTGATTCTCCTGAGCGAACTCGATGGCCTTGACGTTGTCGTCTTTCAGCCAATTCAAATCGAGGTCGATGGTGTGCTCGGTAATCACGCGATCCTCCAAACTCGCACAAGGCGGCGGTGAGTGCTGACGCGGGCAGACTGGCGAACGTCGCCAGTCCAGACGAATCCCTCGCGGAACACGCTGCCGGCGGCATTGCCAAGGTCAGCGTAGTTCATCCCGGCTGCGGACATAAGCGCCGCCACGTCATCGGCGGTCACGGTGCCATGCCGTGCTGCGTACTCGTGGGCGAACAGGCGGGCCTGCGTTAGCAGGAGCTCACGGGTTTGCGCGGCCAGCGACATTCCGGCATCACGCCGACGTGCTGCCTCAACGATGTCGAACAGAGGAAGGCCGTGCATCACAGCCCCCCTTCGGCATCGGAGTGGATCATGCCGGTTGAATCCATCGCCCCTCCGTAGTCGGGCTCGGTCTCGTCGGTGGCCTCGGCGGCGACGGCTTCGCGGTACTTGGCGACGGCGGCCTTGACCGCTTCGCGTCGGCTGAACCCGACGGCCCACACGGACTGCGAGATTTCGGCAATCCAGTTGGGCTTGCCGTCTGGCTTGCAGGTCAGAACGGAACGGATACCAGCGTCACGCTCAGCGCTGGTCACATCAAGAAACTTGAACGGTGAGTGGTGCATGTCATCCTCTTTCTGCCGCGTCATGCGGCGTTGGTGGTCTTGCGGTACCAAGGAATCGCCTTGCTGACGGCGGCGCTGCGGGTGTTCGCAAACTGCCAGCCGGCATAACCCTCCGCGCCCCATCGCCATCCCAGGCGTGGGCTGTAGATCCTGATGATGGCCACAATGTCGGACTTGCGTTCGGCATCGGTCACGGTGAAGCACTTCATGGTTGGTGTGGATTCCCGCATGTCATCCTCTTTCTGCCACGTCATGTGGCTGGGTGGACTATACAGCCCTGTATATCGTGCGTCAAGTGGGTCAACATGAGCATTTGCCAATTTTTTTGGTTGGCGTGGTTTGCATTATTTGGATCCGTAATCTGATGTCGTGCCCGACCGTGACCTGCGCACAGTCCCACGTATCGCACGCGAACTGGCCAACAAGGCCGCTCGCCGACATACGCATGACGCATCGGACATCACTGGGAAACTAGGTGTCGCTCTCCTCCCTGTCGGAACGACAAACACCACGGTGTGTGCCGGCGACGATGCACGACTGAGCGATTCCAGGCGACCGGACGCACACACGCACGGCATCACCGAGCTGACACAATCCGGAGCCACAAGCGGTCAGGTCATCGCGTGGGACGGATCTGCGTGGGCTGCAACGACGCCGGCTGCTGTGGCAATCACGAATTCCACGGCAGCACTATCGTCAGACGTTGCTTTGAGCGTCAGCAATCAATGGTACGACGGACCAAGCATTTCGCTTGCTGCCGGTACGTGGTTGGTTATGGCGCACGCGACACACAACAAAGCAGCGACGACCGCTGCCACGCGATTCCTGCGCATCACAAACAAGACCACGCATTACGCCAGCACCTCGGAATACCACCCGAGTGTGAACCCGAATAGCGCCAACCTATTCGTCGCAGCCACAATCGTGCTGGCATCAACGACAACGATCTATATTCAAGCAGCCACTAGCGTTGGGTCCAGCGCCGAACTGCTCAAGGCAGCAACTGTTACGAATGGCAGCGGCAACAACGCCACACAAATCAACGCGATCAAACTGGCATGAGCGCGACCATCGTCCAGCATCAGCCCGGTTCGTTCACCGTGGAGATGAACGGTGATTCGTTGAGTGCGGGATGGGAGCAGTACTTCCTGTTGGTCTCCGATGCCCACATCGACAACGCCCACGCCGACCGCAGCATGTTCGAGAAGCACATGCGGCAGTGCCGCGAGCGTGGTGCATACTGGATGTCTAATGGCGACTTCCTGTGTTTGATGCAGGGGAAGTGGGATCCGCGTAGCGACACCAGCGCCTGCCGGCCAGAGCATCAGCACGGCAAGTACCTCGACACCGTGATCCGAACGACAGCCGATTACATCGCTCCGCACGCCGACATGGCGATGATCTTTGCGCCAGGCAATCACGAAACTGCCGTGAAGCGCCGTCACGAAACGGACATGAACGAGCGCCTGGTTGAGGCAACCAAGGTTCGCAACGCACAATGCCAAGCACACGCCGGCAGCTACGCAAACTGGGTGCGATTCCTGGTGCGGCAGAAGGACCGTCGCCAGGTCGTAGGCAACAGCATCGTCATGTACATGCACCACGGATACGGCGGCGGCGGTCCCGTGACCCGAGGCACGATCCAGACCGCACGCATGGCGGTGTACCTACCTGACGCCGACATCATCTGGACAGGACACACGCACGACGAGTGGATTATGCCTATCCAGCGTGCGCGTCTGTCCCTTCACGGTCGCCCGTACCTTGACCGCGTGATGCACGTTCGCAGCCCCGGATACAAGGACGAGTTCAGCGAGCAAAACGGATGGGCTGTCGAGAAGGGCATGCCGCCGAAGCCCAAGGGTGCGCTATGGCTTCGGTTCTACATGGATCATGCTCGGGTCAACGGAACACCAGCGCGTAGACTTCGCTACGAAGTGCGCGAGGCGCAGTAACTGACCATTTCAGAAGTACAGATAGGAGCAACATGCCGACACCAGCCAAGGGCAAACGATTCGCCAAGACTGTCCGCAACCCGGAAACGGGTCGCACTCGCACTGTGAGCTACGGTCAGGCCGGCAAGGCCAAGGGCGGCGGCGACCGCATCAAGCCCGGAACCGCCAAGGGTGACGCATACTGCGCACGCTCGTTCGCGCAGATGAAGGCGCACCCCAGGGCTGCACGCGACCCGAACAGCCCGCTCCGGCTTTCGCGTGCTAAGTGGAAGTGCAGCGGCAAGACCTCGAGGAAGTGAACATGGCAAAGAAAGCAGCAAAGCGCGGCCTGTACGCAAACATCAACGCTCGTCGGGCCGCCGGCACTAGCCGACCCAAGTCCAAGAGCACCGTCAGCCCGTCCGCGTACAAGGCGATGAAGCGCGGATTCAAGTGAACCACCATGCGTGTGCGCCTGGGCCAACGGTACTGGGTGTTCAGGTTCGTGAATCACCTCACCAACTTCGGTGAGGTCGAGCACGGCGACAGCGCCGACACGCGCATCATCCGCATTCGACGTGGTCAGTCAGAGCAGGAGATGCTTGACACGATCATCCACGAGGCGCTTCACGCCGCCAGGCCGGAGCTTGACGAGGACGCCGTCGCCTCAACCGCCAACGATTTGAGCCGCCTGCTCTGGAAACTGGGGTACCGGCTCACGGACCCCAAATGACCTCGGAGTTGCGCCGGTAGTTGCTGACGGTCGGACGCGCCGCCGGGCGCACAAGGTGCTTGTCGTTGAACATCAGGTAGTTGTTCGGCAGCAGCGCGAACTGGCCGCCGTTCAGGTGCACCATGTTCAGCGGCTTGTGCTCGTCTGGGTATCTGCTGAACCCGTCCCGCCAGTCGATGATGATTCCGGTGTGACGACCGTGCAATGCCACCCCGCGGATTGACGAGCACACTAGTCCCTCTAGGTAGTGACAATGCCAGGCCTCCGTGTCCTCGCCCATCGCACCCCACGGCTGCAACGTCAGCGGCTGTTCCATGAACATGTACGACGTGCTGATGTAATTCCACAGCATGCCCGACCAGTGGGCGCCACTCTCAAGCAGGACGTGTCCCATGATGGCCTGTCCGGGCCGGCAGTAGATGCCGTGCAGGATGCCGCGAGTCGTGCCGGCTGGCATCTCTGGCCCGAGCGCGACATTGTTCACATTGACATAGATGTGGTACGGCAGGTTGCAGTGACGCATGGCGGTAGGATAGGGGCGCGGTGACGTCGGATTCGACTGCCGACATGGGTGCTGCCTGAAGGCCGCGAGGTACGCCGCAGCGCCAAAACATTGGGGTAACGAACCTGCCGCCGGGGACAG